GTTGTCCAGGTGTTCCTAATGCTTGACACCCCCAGGGTCCATGTGGCCCTTTCGAGTAAACTCTGGTTTGAAGTCTTTGTACTCGCGCCAGAGCGGAAGTGGATAGTCACAATCCTCATCATAAAATTCACCGACATACATACTATAATACAGCTGCCAATGAGTATGACAATTTCGAATTATGGCTTTATGATCAAGAGGTTGGAGATCAGTCAGAGAATCCAAGTAAGCCTCTATATCCAATTGATCCTCGACTGTGACGCCGTACAGCTCGTGGTAGAGCAATCTTGTTGCAATACCAACCTCTTTCCACACTATATCCCGCTCATCCTTAGGTACATTCTTAGCTAGTTCCCTGTAATACACATTCCTTTCGGACTCCAAGAACTTGTCTACACGCACACCTTGTGTCACACGTAATCCATATCTAGCTAAGGAGGTCAAAATGGGGCAACCGGCATACTGATATGCCATTGACAGTGCTTTGGCCCTCAACAACACCTTCCTCTTTTTCTGAGAACTGTGTCGGTAAGTGCCTGAAGCCCAGCCAAACTTCGCCATCTGTTTTAGTGCATCGCAGATAATGGATCCCTCCCTAGAATCAAAAATCATTCCACAGAAGGAGCCTATTTCTGCTACCCGGATTTCTGCTAGCTTGATTTTTAGACCAAGAGACTCAAAATCTTTAACAGTTGGCGGTTCACCTCTTACATAGTAGAGTCCATCATCCCCTTCTACTACACCTCTGCATTCTGCACCTTTCAAATGACAGAGGTATTTAACGAAATCAGGTTGCTGAATCCATTACACAGCGAGGTGATCATGTCACCTGACATCCGGGTTGCTTTGACCTTTGCAGTAAAATGTTTAAAAACCAATACATTTTGTCCAGTCCACGTTGACTCCATCCAGGTCTCATATTCCTCTCTATTTGGCAAAGCAGACACCATCCATTTGAGCAATTCCTGTTCACAGGCAATCATGAGTTCCTTAACGAACAATGACTCAAATGAGCTATAGTCGCTAATGAAAACTCGATCACCAGGTGCATAAAATTGTTCCAAATAGGCAGGTCTTTCGGCTACTGGAATATGCTTGATGAATGCTGGGTCTTTGTACACAACACTTTCTATTTGTTTAATCAATGGTCCTATATATATTTTTGATGGATCTTCTCTACCATTGATCGTCCTGGAGTGTTTAAACTCTCCATAGCACTCATCCTTGATGAAACTCTTGTTCCGGGTTCGTAATTTTAACTCACAATCTAACATCTCCTCTCTAATTTTCAAGAGTTCATCTTTCCTCCATTGGGGGTAATCAGTATTGTCAAGCCATGTCTGAGTGGTTAAGTCGACATCAGCTGACAAACGCTGATAATTTTGTCTCACATATTTCCTCACGAACTGTCTCAATCCACGGATCAATTTTGGGTTTGCCGGTGGGGGCTTCACAAAAATCCTCTTGCGCACGCCCGCCTCACTGGTCGCGGGGTCTGAAATATCACTATGGGGCAACGCCGCACCTAAGATATGACATCCCAAGCTGGTCTGCATGACAGGCCTTCTTGATAAGTCAACTCTTTTGGCATTATGTATCAGACGGCATCCATCCTTAGGGTCTGGAATAGGGTCCAACTTGACCTCACCATAGCGATAACCCCACGCCTGGACAATCTTCTTTAGAGACGGGCGCCAGGAAAACCCGCTTTCGCAAGTTTCTCCTGGAGCTCACGGCTCAAGGCACCGGCTAAACCAACGGTCATCTGTTGTCTAAATGGGTCATCATTGTCGTATCGATCCATGTTGACTGTACCTAAGTTTCTGGCATAGGCTTCAAGTCTTTTAATTGCGGACTGATGATCATCAAAGGCATTCAAGAATCTGAGTCCTTGCAATTGGCTGTATAATTCAGCTGAGATCGTGAAGTTGTAAGTGTAATATGTGAAACCACAGAACAACTTATTGAAGACGACATTATAGCACAAATCGTCTTCATGCTTCATCTCCTGATTGAGCATGTAATCCGGTCGTTTGTCACCTCGAAGGATCTTGCCTGCATGACTACAATGATACTTATATTTAAATAAGGTCACATAGAATCTATACAAGAAGAAACCCAGAATAAGGATCAGGATTACAGGGATGAAGCTCAGTTGGTAATACCTATAGAACACATTTTGGAGGGTCGGCAACCAACCGTAAATTATGACTTCCAGCACAAACATTGCCCACAGTGGGAAAGCCATAGCTTTTGCTAAAACAAGGAGAATTCCTGGGGTGACAATATACCAGGAAGCAAACACACCAAAGGTGATGCAGACAAAATCCCGAAAGACATCCGCGAATCGATCGAGGACTTCAAAGAGACTTTCATCTTCATCATCAAAGCAAATCTCGGCCAGTCTTTCAAATCTATGAACGCAGCGGCACAAATACTCGTAAATGGATCTCTTTTTGTTAAACAAGTAAGTTGAAACCGCGGCGCTGAAAAGGTTCTTCAGACTAACCGACATTGCTAATGAACTAACGGTCAGAAGGAACAAAGTCCACATCAGATAATAAACAAATCTGACATTGAAACGATTCCAACCATTAGATGCCACCCAATAGTGCACTGTAAAGTCCTTCAGATCGTGCAAATCATTGAATGGCGCTGGCATGTTAGGGTCCGGCGGGGGTACGACCACAGGCACTGTGAGTTGTGGTCTAGGTTCATTGGGAATCGGTTCGGATTCCCGAGCCACGTCACACACAGGTGGCTCTATCTGCGCTTGCAGATTTTCAATAGTCTCTCTTTGTGCGTCAATGACCCCGAGGGCTTCTTGGAGAGACGCTTGGGAGGCTCGATTAACAAGGCCGGTCTTTTTATTATTACCGGATTTCCTAGGATCTTTATTATATCCCCCGCTTTTTCGTTTTCCCTGTTTCTCTGAGCCTTTTTCTTTGTTGTGTTGTTTGTGGCCACGGTTTTTGTCATCCCGGTTGTATGACTTCGCTGATCGGTTGTTTCTTTTGCGTTCGACATCCATGATAGCTAAACGTGGTATTCGTTATTTATTTGAAAATTGCACAACATCGGTTGGAAGAAGGAGCCTTTACAGCCCCTTGTTGGATGTTTGTAGGAAGCACGCCCTCCCCATCTAGCTCCATTGACAACCCCGGCTCGCCGGCCGGACCCCCTTCGTGCCTCTGGGTTACCAAGCCAGAGGAACGGAGCTCTTATGATTGCTCCGAACACGGGTGTTTTGCACACCGGACATAAGAATTAACCCATGCCCAGCTGTCAATGAAGATAAGATGATGAGACCGAAACTCCTCTTTACAGCACCTATCTTCCTGGGACCCAACTCCCAACATGATTGAATGTACGAGGGTATCTGTTAAGGGACACAGACCGTACGGGGGCATCATGCTTTTCCCCCCTGCAGAGCTGCTGCTGCACGGACCGAAGTCGCAGCAGC